CCCGGAGTTTCTAACCCCGATGAAGTCGGAAAGTGGATAGAATCAGCGGAGAACCTGCTATGGCTCTGCGAAAAACACCACCGAGGGGTCGGGGGCATTCATCACGCCACCGCGAGTGATTTCGAGGCCGAAAAGTATGTTCGCAACCTAATCGGAAAGAAGGATGCACATGGCAAAACTAAATCTTAAAATCACCGCAAAAGAAAAGGCGTTAGGCGAGCACTATATCTACGGCATCATCGCCGCGGGATACGGTGCGTATCAACTTGATCCGCACGCTTCCGTCAAGAAGCTCGTTACCGAGGCGCTAGTCGCAGGATTGCTCGCGCCTATTTTGGCTCGTATCAACCCTAAGTCTTTGGTCAATACCATTGTTGCAACGACAGGAGCGCCGGAAACTATCGTTGCGCCTGCCGTGAACGCGGCGATTGCCGAGGCCGATAAGGTCGTGAAGGCCGATACCGCTAAATAGTAAAATGAAATCAGACCCCGCTCCTTGTGGGCGGGGTTTCTGACTTTCGGGGGATAAATGTCTACTGGTCTTGATGTTCTCAATGTGGCACGAAGCCAGATTGGATTTCACGCGGGCGCGCAGGAAGAAAACCCCTATGGGATTTGGTACGGAATCCCTAACGCTCCCTATTGCGCTATGGGTGTGTCGTGGTGTTTCGCGCAGGTAGGACTCTCGCATCTTATCGCCGCGCAAACTCCTAAAGGCTTCGCCTACAACCCTGCCGCGCTTCCATGGTTTCAGCGCCAAGGACTTGTGGTCAATAAGTATCAAGGGCAGCCTGGCGATTTAGTTTTCTATGACTGGAACTCTGATGGCGTTGTGGATCATGTCGAGATATTAGAAGCGGCATCGCCTGACGGAATCACGACCATCGGATTTAACACAGGAAACCCCAACGACTCCATCCATGAAAGCGGCTGTTTTCGCGTTCATCGGCCGTATCTCTTTATTGCTGCGATTGTTCGGCCCCAATATCCCGTGGCACTCAAACCCGCTTCTAAGGGCATGGCTAGCAAGAAGGCCACAGCGGTTGTTGGTGGCACAGGCACAGCTATCGCTGGCGCAACGGGGATGATTCATAACGGAATGACTTCAACGCCAACACCGACTAAAACGCCAACAGTCTTCATCGCTCCCCCATTTCCCGCAGACCCAACGGCGTTTAATCTCGGACAAAAAAGCGATGCAGTCGTGGCTGTAGAAAAGGCGCTATTAAAGGCTGGGCTTCTGCCGACTCAATATGTCACGGGGATAATGAACACCCAGACTCAGAGCGCGTTAATAAAATACGAGGCAAAACAGGGCATTAAAGTCACGGGCGCTCTGCCCCAGATTATCTATGACGAGCTAAAGGGGTCGTTGTGAAGCATATAAAGTTTTATATATTCGATGCCAAACAGCTCACGATAGCCCTCACGGGCGCGTTTAGCACATGGGCGGCTACAGGCTTTCAGCACGACCTCGCGCACCTTGGCTACATTCTTGTGGGCTTTATCACCGGCGGGTTAGTTTCGCATAATCCCAATGTCAGCCCCGACTCTCATATCCAGACTCCCTATCAGCCGAACATGGATGACGGCGGTTCTGCGTTGAAACCCATCGCCATTCCTCAAGACCCTTACAAACCAGAAGGCACGGATGTAAAGAGGGTCATCCAGATAAACAGCGGGATTGTCAAATAACCCTGTAGCCACAATGTAGCTACAAAATATGCGGTCGGGCGCGGAGGCGTGTCTAAACGCTTCTGTGCAAGATTCTCGGTAGTCTTCTCCCTGAAAGGGAGGCACACCTATGGCACTTGCCGATTCTATTGAAAAGCATCTCGTTAAATCTCAAAACAAATGCACTCTGCAAATCATTATGGATATGCTGCCGGAGTCAGATAGAAAAATCCTGCAGGACTCTATTCTCAAAGGCCTACCAACTACGACTCTTGTAGCTGCGCTTCGCTCTGAGGGTTATCAAATTGCAGAGGCCACTTTCACTAATCACAGAAATGGCAAATGCAAATGTCCGACCGAGTAAAGAAAATCCTAGATGAGCGCTTAGGCGAATACGGCGATCCCTATACCGAGTTCACCGCTATCGGTCGCGTCTGGGCGGGATTTCTCAAACTAGAAGATGACATCCCTGCCTACCAAGTAGCGCTTATGATGGATGCGTTAAAGTCCGTTCGACTATTCCACAACCCATTCCATGAAGACTCATGGTTCGACAAATCGGGCTACACCCAGCACGGTCAAACGATTGTAGGAATAGATGAGCTTAGAGGATAGATTAAATGCGCTTCCAGAAGGTATTGAGTCAGATGATGTCATTGAGCTTCGCAAGGCGCTCATGCGCGTGCAGAAACAACTGTTGCAGGCGAAGCAACGCACGGATGAATTGGTCGAGGTCACGCACCAAGCGGCGCACGACGCTGTTTTGGGAATGGGCCCAATCGAACCAGTTAAAGAACGAAAACTACCTGCGGGAAAGAAGAAATCGGAAGTGGCGCTCTGGCACATGACCGATTGGCAAGGCGCTAAAAGAACGACAACCTATAACTCGGAAGTNATGAGGACTCGCGTTCTCAGCTTNGCAGAGAAGGCNGTNACCATCACCGACATCATGCGCGCGGATCATCCCGTCAATGAGTGCGTGATTATGTTCGGCGGTGACATGGTCGAGGGACTTTTTAATTTCCCAAGCCAAGCGTTCGAGGTTGATGCCACGCTATTTGAGCAGTATGTCAATGTTTCTCGACTCTGCGTAGATGTTGTTCGATATGCGCTTGCCAATTATTCTAAGGTGACCGTTGTCCCCGAGTGGGGCAATCATGGTCGCATCGGCTCTAAGCGCGATAATGTCCCGCGCTCAGATAACTTTGACCGTATGTGCTACGAGTTAGCCCGACAGCTTCTNGCNGGAGAAAAGCGACTTACATGGCAAGAGTGTCCCGAGGACATTCAGCGCGTGGAGATTGGCAACTACAAGGCACTCCTTATTCACGGAGACGAGGTTGGCAGAAATGGATTTGCAAGTCCGGGAGCAATCGTTCAGCACGCAAATCGTTGGCGAAGCGGNGCGTATCCATGGGAGTTTAGAGATGTCTATATCGGCCACTACCACACGCACGCAGAATGGGCGATGGCAAACGGTCAGGGTAGTGTCTATCAAACAGGTTCTACGGAGTCAGACAACCGCTACGCCGGAGTCATGCTCGCAGCATCAGCAACCCCATCCCAGCGACTCCACTTCGTTGATCCAATAAAGGGTCGCGTCACTGCGGCTTACAAGGTTTGGCTGGACTAATGACTACCATCGTTGCAATACAAAAAGATGACGGCGTGTGTTTTGGCGCTGACTCTTTGGTGACTGCAACGCGCAAGTACAGCCATCCCCGAATGACCAAGATTACGCAACGAGGCGCTTTCATCATTGCCGGGAGTGGTGAAAGCGCGGCGTGCGATATTGCTCAGCATATTTGGACACCGCCCACCCCTACGGCTACAGATAAAAAAGACATCTATCACTTCATCATTGCAAAAGCCGTGCCTAGCCTGAAAAACTGTTTTAAGGATCAGGACTATAAGTGGCAAGAGGCAGATGATGAAACCAAGTTTGCGTTTCTCATTGCCGTTGCTGGCGAGGTCTTTGATATTGCCGATGACTTTGCGGTCAGCATGAGCAGCACAGGATTTTATGCCGTGGGCTCTGGCTCATCTCTGGCGATTGGGGCGCTGGAAGCGGGGGCGAGTATAAGCAAAGCTTTAGAAATTGCAAGCATTCACGACCCTTATACAGGCGGGCCTTTTTACTTTGTGGATCAGGCTAAGCCCTAGTCCTCGTCCTCATCTATTAGCTCAGGCTGGACGATGTCTATGCCCTGATTCTTGGCAGCCATGAGCCCTGTAACAAACAAGCTGTTAGCCCTGTTGCATATATCGTCAATCTGGTCAGGATATTTCAGCTCAGCTTCAACCATAACGGCCAAGCTCCACAGGCTAATTTGCACTCGAATCATGCTCCTATCCTAGCCCGCGGCGCGCCGAAACGGGATGCTTGTCTTTCCATAATCTATCGCCTAGCGTTCGCCTCAACAGGATTTCAGAGAAGGAATCCCCCAACGGAAGGCAAAAAATGGCAGGTAAGTTCAACCTAGAGGATTACGACACAGTCGAATCCCGAGTAAAGAAGTTTTGGGAGCAATATCCCAACGGCAGAATCCACACACAAATCCTTCACAATGATGATTCTCGATTCATCGTGCAGGCATTCGTTTTCACCGATCGTGAGGATGAGCGCTGTGTGACCTCCGGCATGGCCGAGGAGATTGTCGGTTCATCTATGGTGACCAAGACATCGGCTCTAGAAGTATGCGAAACCTCAGCCATCGGGCGAGCTTTAGCCAACTTCACATTCTCGGGCAATAAGCGCCCAAGCCGTGAGGAGATGGAAAAGGTCGAGCGCTATGGAAAGGTCAAAGCACCCTACGCGGTTCGCACCTTGACCCCAGAACAGACCGAGCGCCTAGAAAAAATCCTTGACATGATTCAAGAAATTAACGAGGTGGATGCCCTGCGCAAGATTTGGCAGGATGAAAAAGATAACTTGGATTTTCCCGTGAGAGGGACAACGATTAAGGATGCCCTCAACAAGCGAGTTCAGGACTTGTCATGAGAAACACATCCATGGAAGCCCGCGAAAAAATCGAGCCAGCACTTGGATCTATCCGCCGTAAGGTTTATGAATTTTTTATCAACCGCGGAATGCAGGGAGCTACCGACCAAGAGGCAGAGCGCTACTTGCACATTGACGGCAACACCATCCGGCCAGTTCGCGGATGGCTTGTCAAAGAAGGCTACTTAATTGACACAGGCGAAACTCGCAAAAATGAAAACGGAAACAGCTGCATTGTATGGCGCTACGCAGAATCGGGAATGATGCTATGAAATTGTTTTGCACAGGAAAGCACTGGGATATTGTTCAGGGCAAGCTAGTTCTCGGCGCAAAAAATGACGAGGCGCTGAACGAGCTACTTCTCAAAATGACCGCAAAGCTAGAGGCTGAAATCCGCCTAGACATCTACGATCGGATTTGCGCGATTGACTTCGGCACGAACCGCAAGCTCATCGTCAAGTCTGGAATTGAGAATGTTGCATTACAGGTGCAGGATATTTGCGCGCAGATTGCTCTCGGTGACAAATGAGCGTAGTCACGCCAAATCAAATCGAGAAGCGCCTGTATGACTTATCGAAAGAAATTGACGAGTCGCAGGCATATCTCGAACAGACAGAGCGCGAGTATTTTGAGACCAAGGCGCAGTATGAAATTAGCCTTGCGAAAACTCGCCTAGAGTACGCATCAAAGTCATCCCCTACGGGCAAGAATTACACCGTGGGGGAGCGCGAGGATATGGCAATCCTTATCAACGAGGCCTTGCACTTCAAGATGGCATCAACTGAGGCCGCCGTGCGTTCGGCGCGAGCTAATGTGGCGCGCATTCGGACTCAGGTGGACATCGCGCGATCCATTGGCACATCCGTGAGAACAGCGATGGACATCTAGTGGATATTCAGAAGATGCTCTCCGGCGCTTTAACGGCGCACGATAATCAAAAAGACCGCTCTCTACAGGTCGAGATTGGGCCATCGCAAATCGGTGACTGCCGCCGGCGCGTGTATCACCAACTCATTGGAACGCCGAAGGTCAATCAGACCGAATCACTAGCCGCAATACTTGGCACATTTATTCATGCCGGCGTTGCGGAAGCTATCAAACGAGAAGACCCGTTCAAGGACAATTTTCTTATCGAGCAAGAGTTTGAGTTCGATGGGCTAAAAGGCCACTGCGACTTGTACATAAAAGACGAACGCCATGTTGTGGATTGGAAAACAACAAAGGTTAAAAGCCTGCGCTATTTCCCATCTTTACAGCAAAGAATGCAAGTGCAGCTCTATGGATGGCTTCTATCTAATAACGGCCATGAAGTGGAGAAGGTGTCTCTCGTGGCTATCGCTAGAGATGGCGCATTCTCTGACATCAAAGTTCACACCGAGGCTTACGACCCGCAAATTGCACAAGAGGGATTAGCGTGGCTGGCTGAGGTTAAGCGAAGTGCTATCGAGCAACTTCCCCCAGCTCCGGAAAAGTATGTTCAATTCTGCGCGCCATATTGCTCTTACTACGATCCGACAGGAGCAGTTGGATGCCCAAGTACTCAGAAGTAGATTGGGAGCAGGCTGCTTGTCGCGGCTTACCCACCAATTTCTTTTACAAGATAGAGGAGCAGCGCTCTTTCAAGGTAGTGGATTCGGCCGTCATTCGAGGGATATGCACGGCCTGCCCTATCTGGGACAAATGCCTTGCATACGCCGCAGAGAATGAAGACTACGGCGTATGGGGCGGAATGCTCACGGAGGAGCGGCGCTCGCTAGTAGATGACAAAAAGCTCGAAACGCGATTGACGGTTTTGGCCGAATTTGCGGATAGGGGTATAACAAGGCAAATGGTGTACGAGGCGATTGGAGACACATGGACACGGTAGATGTTATTGACTGGCATATCGAGCAAGCGGCAGAGTGCAAAGATGCCAACGATATGGATCGGATGAAGTTTCACATAAAGATGGCGCAAACGCTTATCGAGGAAAGACAAAGTGATTAGCCCGAACACGATTTACAACGAAGATTGTTTGGAAACCATGAGCCGCATGGATGACGGACTAGTTGATTTGGTGGTGACTTCGCCACCTTATGACAATCTTAGAAAATACAACGGATATTCTTTTGATTTTCCACAGATTGCAAAAGAATTGCATAGGGTGACCAAGCCTGACGGGATTGTGGTCTGGGTTGTGGGAGATGCGACTATAAAAGGGTCGGAAACGGGGAGCAGTTTTCGGCAGGCGCTGCACTTCATGGACTTAGGGTTCAAGCTGCACGACACAATGATCTATGAAAAAAACAGCCCAGCTTATCCGGCGAGCAAGACAAGCAATCGGTACACGCAGATATTTGAGTTCATGTTTGTTTTTGCAAAAGGTAAAGTTAAAAGTCAGCTAATTATTGACAAGCCGAATAAGTGGGCAGGGTTTAAAGATTTCTCTGGAAAGTTAAAAAATCCCGTGCCTGATTTCTCGCCAAGAAACAACATCTGGAAATTCACCACATCCTTTAATGGCGTAAAACATCCTGCTCCGTTTCCCGAAAAATTGGCAACGGATCACATCCGGTCATGGAGCGCGGGGGGGGGGCTTGTTTATGACCCTTTTATGGGAAGTGGCACAACCGCTGTGGCTGCGCTAAAACTTGGCAGAAGCTACATCGGGAGCGAGATAAGTTCTGAATACTGCGAAATTATTAACAAAAGAATCGAGGGCCTAAATGATTGACGATAGATGGATGCCTTATGTAATAGGCGCAGCGATTGCCATAACTTGCCTGATTATGTGGGTGCTGAAATGACATCGCTGCCCTATATGCAACTATATGTCAGCGATTACCTAGCTGACACAGCTCATCTTTCAGCCCAGCAACACGGCGCTTATATGCTCCTGTTGATGAATTACTGGCAGCGCGGCAAGCCATTAGATAACACCGGCGATCGCCTAGCTTTTGTAGCTCGAATGAGCGCCGAGGATTGGTTAGCCAATAAATCGGTACTGGCTGAGTTCTTTCAGGTTGACGGCGACAGCTGGACACACCTGCGGATTGAGCGGGATTTGGACAGCGTTCGGGAGAAATCGGCTAAGGCCTCAAAAGCGGGCAAGCAAGCATCCGTCCAGCGAACGCTTAACGAACGCTCAACGGACGCTCAGCGTTCGCTTAACTATAAAGAGGAAGATAAAGAGGAAGATAATAAAAAGACTATTGGCGATTTCAATGATTTCTGGAATGCCTATCCGCTCAAGGTCGGCAAGGGCGCGGCGCATAAAGCTTGGCTCAAAGCCGTCACCAAGGCCGAGCCATCTCTCATCATTGAGGGCGCGAAGCGATACGCCGGTGATCCGAACCGCGACCCCGCATATACAGCCCATGCCGCGACTTGGCTGAATGCGGAGCGCTGGACGGACTCTGAGTTGCCCCCTAGAAGCCCTGTAAGCGGTTTTAAGCCCATTACAACGCCGACATGGACTCCACCTCGATTTACCGCTTCCGAGGTCGCACAGGGCGTTCCTATGCCCGCAAATGCCCGTCAAATCTTGGATGAAATCAGGCGCGCAACATAAGTAATCTGTTACCATAATCCGTAAGCATTACGAAGGAGGAGCTATGACTGTGGTATCACCATCACAGATTCAGTGTGGCGATCAGGTGCAGGTGGAGGGATTCACCGGCATCGTTAAGTCCATAGATGGCCCAGATTTCCACGGGGTGTTTGACATCTATTTGACAAATGGGCAGCAAGAAGCCCACAAAATCGCCGCAGACCCTGTCATCCTGATTGGCTAGGCTTTGATCAGCTTCCGGGTGGATGGCAAGCCCATCCCCCAAGGCTCGATGAAAAGCGTGGGCAACGGGATCATGGTGCATTCTCAGGGCTCGGCGCTCGCCGTCTGGCGGGCCTCCATAGCCCTAGCCGCCCGATTTGCCGGCGCAAAGCCTCTAGACGGGGCCGTGGGGCTAGATGTGACCTTCTATGTCCAGCGCCCGCGCTCTGTAAAGCGCCTGTATCCCTCTGTAGCGCCCGATTTGGATAAATACCTGCGGGCCGTTGGCGATGCCCTCTCGGGGGTAGCTTTTCAGGATGACTCTCAAATAGTGGACATTCGAGCCAGAAAAGTCTATTCCGAGGCTGCGGGGGCC